AGGTTTTCCAATTTGTTTTTGATTTTTAGTTTTTCTTACTTTTTCACTCATTTTCCAACCCTTAGGTGAACCTATTTTTATTCCAGGTTTTTTAATTCTTATAGTTCCCTTATCTTTCCTAACTTTGGTTCTATTTTGTTTTTTACCTATTTTTTGTTTTCTAATTAACTCTATAACTTCATCAGAATGTTTTTCTAAACCTCCACCTCCTTTATTTTTGTTAATTAGATCAAAACCCCAACCTTTTAATTGTTCTATCCAGTAACATTCCCAAAACTTCCAATTTTCTTTATTAACTTCATCTATAATATTAAAACTAATAGAATCTTTATATTCTCTTAACCAATCTGCTTTTCTAGATTTAGGATTTTTTGTTTTACCTATATAGAATGGAATATTATTTCTTTCTAGAGAGTAAATAAACACTCTATTTTTTATATGGTTCGTATTCAATTTCATTTGTATCAAAGTTTATATTTGTTACCTTATGTTCCCATAAGAAATTAACGTTCTTCGATAATAAATATGTATACCAGTTCTTTCCTATACAAGAAAGGTAATCAGTACCAACATGCCATACTGGGAATAATCTTAATCCAAAGTGTGGTTTAATAAAATCCGGTTCTTCTTTTGGATCTGAACATTGTACTTCTTCAGGTTTTGGGTGGAAACGTTTAAAATTTGCTATTACTTGATCAAATAAATTCATGGATTTTTCCTCACCACAATATTTACTTAATTGACCCCCAATTGATGTGTGGTAGGTTAATTTACCATCACTCCAACCACCAGCTCCTAAGAAACCTTCCATTACTTCAGAATATTCTCTTCGGTATGGATCTTTACCCATATCAATGATAGTTATTAATTCTCCAGGATAACCATTATCTACTAATTTGGTAGCAGCGTTTACTCCTGCAACACCTGCACCTACTATTACTATTTTTTCTTGCATTAGTTTTACCATCATTTATTTACGTTAAGATACGAACAAAAAGTGACATCTCCAAATTATTTGGTAGATGCCACAGATATCTATTATTATTTTTAAAATCGAATGGGCTATGAATCCATTCTATAAGTTTTTTTGTTTGTATTATGGTATTTTATTATTCATCACCAAAAGGAGTATATCCTTCTTCTGAATCGTCATATTCTTGGGGGTTTCGGAGTTGTTGTCCTGAGGAGTTGTAGTAATATTCACCATCAAACCATTCGTAACTATCTGAGGGTGGGTAATATTTTTCTTCCATGTTAGATGTATCAAATTCGTCATACTCCCCATCGTATTCAACTTCCCCTCTATCTGCTTTATCAAACCATTCTTCTTCTTCTACTTGTCCAAAATCCCCAGCATCCATACGATCTTCTAAATCATCATCGGGTTGGGGGGTTTTTACTTCTGCTAAGTATTTTCTAAATGCTGTTAATTCTTTCATTTTAGTTTTATTATAATTATATATAAATATTACCTTTTACACTAGGTACCATTTGTTTGATTTGTTCTTTACTATATTTTTCAGAGATGGGGGTATTAAGTAAATAAAGATCACCTCCTACTGTTAAGCCTTGGGGGAGGGAGGTTATTAGAGTATTTCTTAAATTAAGACTACCTCCTACTGTTAAACCTTGAGGTAGGGTGGTTATTGGGGTATTTCTTAAATCAAGAGAACCTCCTACTGTTAAACCTTGAGGTAGGGTGGTTATTGGGGTATTACTTAAATAAAGATCATCTCCTACTGTTAAACCTTGAGGTAGGGAGGTTATTGGGGTATTATTTAAATAAAGAGTACGTCCTACTGTTAAACCTTGAGGGAGGGTGGTTATTGGTGTACTTGACAAATCAAGATCACCTTTACCTCCATCCTTCATGTATTGTTGAATCTTCTTTTGAGTAGCAATTAAATAGTTCTTAGAGCGTTCTTCTTTGGAACGTCTAGGGACTAGGATTTTATTTTCTAATATGTCTATTAATTTTATCATTTTATATAAATATCACCTTTAACTCCAGGTACCATTTGTTGAATTTGTTCTTTGCTATATTTTTTAGAAAGTGGGGTATTTCTTAAATCAAGATAACCTCCTACTGTTAAATCTTGAGGTAGGGAGGTTATTTTAGCCCGAGATAAATGAAGATTACCTCCTACTTTTAAATCTTGAGGTAGGGAGGTTATTGGGGTATCAGTTAAATGAAGATTACCTCCTACTTTTAAACCTTGAGGTAGGGAGGTTATTTTAGCCCAAGATAAATGAAGATTACCTCCTACTTTTAAACCTTGAGGTAGGGAGGTTATTGGGGTATCAGTTAAATCAAGATTACCTCCTACTTTTAAACCTTGAGGTAGGGAGGTTATTGGGGTATTAGTTAAATCAAGATTACCTTCTACTCTTAAACCTTGAGGTAGGGAGGTAATTGGTGTATCAGTTAAATGAAGATCACCTCCCACTGTTAAATCTTGAGGTAGGGAGGTTATTTTAGCCCGAGATAAATGAAGATTACCTCCTACTTTTAAATCTTGAGGTAGGGAGGTTATTGGGGTATCAGTTAAATGAAGATTACCTCCTACTTTTAAACCTTGAGGTAGGGAGGTTATTTTAGCCCAAGATAAATGAAGATTACCTCCTACTTTTAACCCTTGAGGTAGGGAGGTTATTGGGGTATTTCTTAAATGAAGATTACCTCCTACTTTTAACCCTTGAGGTAGGGAGGTTATTGGGGTATCAGTTAAATTAAGATCACCTTTACTCCCATCCTTCATATATTGTTGGATTTTCTTTTGAGTAGCAATTAAATAATTCTTAGAACGTTCTTCAGGGGAGCGTCTTGTAACAAGTATTTTATTTTCTAATATGTCTATTAGTTTAATCATTATGAAATTCCTATTATATTAGTATATTCTTTTATATCGTTAGATGAAATTTGTTTATCTAACCCATCATACCCATCAATTCCCCCATTATCTAATACCGCCAAAGCAACAACTACTAAATTCTTCCAAGTTTTTGGAAATTTATCTTGAAGTTGATTTATCATTTGCTGTGACTTTACTTTAACATAATAAAAAGTTACATTATTTGTATAGTAATAATCATTAAAGTGATCGGGGGCTTTATATGTTGTACACCATGAAGAATCTTTTCCACCATCCCCACAGTCTCTAAATGCAAATTGGGATAATCCAAGTTTACGAGATGCTTCGTGGGTGTGGGGGGACATTATTAATAGGTCTGAATTCTCTAATACAGTATCGTAGTCGGATTCTAATTCTTTGGTGGATATGTTTTCTCCGGCGTTGTTTATTTGGTCAACTTCATCTTGAAGGGCTTTAAAGGATTTAATTTGGTAAATATCTTTGGTTTTTGTTTTACCTTTTTCTAAGAGTGTATTGAACTCTTCAATGGTGTTTCTTAAATCGTCTATATCTGTAATTTGTTTTTCTACCCATTGTTTCGCCATCCACCCCACATACTTACGTGTTGGGGAAGGGTCTATATCAGTTAATATTTTTAACTCCTCTTGGGTTAGTTTATCTGAATCAACATATTGTTTGGCCTGTCTTATGTTTTCTAATATTGAATGTTTGTTTTCAATTAATAGTTTTGAATAATTAAATTTCATATTGTTGTTTTTTATATAATATGTTGACTATTGAATAGGTTATGAATTCGTTGGGATCCAAAATGAAGCATTTCCATCTAATGTTAAACCATATCCATTGACTAGTAGATGTGCTGCGGCTAATTCATCGGAACCACCAGATGTGAGTGTCCACTCACCTGAGTATGCTTCGTAGGGGTATATCTCTTCCATAACCCAAGCAGCTAAATTACCTACTGCGACTTGATATGTTATCCTCATACCCCACTTATCTGATAATTCGCCCGCTCCCCTTACAGGTGAGGAATGCATTATTACAGTGTAATCTCCATCAATTATAGGGTTACCAGGGAAAAGTTGTTGGTTATTACCACTTGTATTATAAAAACCCCCTATTGATGAAGTGAGAGAATCCCATGAGGGGTTACCATTGATGTCTCGGTATTCTAGTGCAAAAGTTTCAAAATTTACTACTCCTAATGATGCTAGTTGGTTTTCCCCTGCTGGTAGAGTAGATGATGAATTTATATCAAATGCAAACCCCTTACTAATATCAGCTATACCATCAATAAACACACCTGAGGCTTCTTCATGAACTGCAACCCCATTAATGTTGGTTACTCCAGGGGTGTTGATTTTAATCAGTGTGCTCTTTTGATATTCTCCACTTTCTCCGGCCCCATTATCCCATGTTCCAAAATTTAAAATCCCTTCATAGGAACTGGAAAAGGGTAGTGAGTGTAATCCTCCTATCTGTAATGATAAATCTGGCATGTTTTATTATAATTTAATAATGTTCATATTTGGGTATAAGTGGGCACTTTTTGAACCTTTAATATACACCGTATTTTCTATGGGGAAATCTAAAGGAACTTTTTTTCCTTCAAATATACCGAAATATCCTAAATCTGTTTCCCTTAAAATCTTTAAATCTTTTTTATTTTCTACTTCTAAAATACCACGAGAGTACATATAACGAGCTTCAGCCCATAAGTTAAAATATTTAGGTGAACCCACACGATGTAGTGTGTCTGTTAATGGTTTATTAGCGTATATGTAGCGCTGTATATCATTAGATAATATACCACGAGGGGCTTTATTTTCATTAAGTTTTAACGTGGGTTTTTCAGTTCCACAAGTATCACATCCACAGTTACACATATTTATTTTATATTATATCGTTATAAGATAATTCTCTAACATTAGATGTGATTTTAGCATCTTTAGAGGGTATTATTCTAAAATCTAACCCTTGACTTTTTCCTCTATGTTGAGCAACTGCAAATACTGGGTCTATATTTGCCTTTTCTAAATCTTCTAATGTGTTGTAAATATTAGAGACTTTTACATTAATTACCCCGTTTTCTAAAGAGTATTCTCCTTTTTCAGGTTTACCAACTATTATTACTTGGGGGGTTTCTGGTCCAAAAACCCAGTTATTTATGTCATCTTTAGGAAAATCTGGGATTATAGCTTTTGAGATTCTATTTCCTGTAATAGGATCATACATCAAATACTTACCAGGGACATCTGGATTTTGTTTTAACTCTAAATCAGTTAATTTACCATTAATGGCATCATTAATAAATTTTGTGATAAATTCTTTATATATAGATATAACTGACGCCCACCTAAAACCACTATCTTTTTTTAATGAAATGTTTGAATCTACTTTACTATTAGACATAAACTGGACATCTGATTTAGCTCCTTTCCCAGCATCTGTTTTGGAAGAATCTCTAATATTTGTTATATTGTAAAAAGGAAGTTTTTTATCGGGGGATATGAGTACTACAGTTGCTTCACCTCCGTTCTCTTCAATTAAACTATTAATATTCTCTATAAAATCACCTTCACTTCCTTTACCATCACCTCCTGGGGGTTTGTTACTTACAACTATGCTAACTTTGCCGAATTCTTGGGTGTTAAAAACATACATATTAAATGTTCCGCTAGGGTTGGGGGGTTGATTTTTAGGGATAACTTCTATGTCTAACTTTTCACCAAATGCTTCTTGAAATAAATCAATAAAAAATTGGATTTCATTTTTACCCTCAATACCCAATCTAGTTTTATCTGATTTTTCTACAAAGTTATACTTACCCCCTAAGGTATCTATTATAAATCGTATTGCTTCTTTAGTACCATTGCGATTTTCTAATTCATTTAACCTAAATTTCTTACCCAATATATCACCCACCAAGGATTCCAATATCAAAACATCCTTCTCATTATTCATGTCAGGATATCCTTTTGGGAATTTATATGCTATTTTATTTAAATATTTAGTAAGGGTGCCCATATTATTATTATTATTCTTGTATAAATATACTAAAAATCTTTAACGTATCCCCACATAGTGCCCTATATTTACCAAGCTTTACAAGACCAATATCTTGCCATTGTTTTAGGTCCGGGAGAATCACAATTAAATCGTGATCTAAATGCTTTTCTACGTTTTGGGTTAGATTTTCTAATACTCATAGTTGGACGTTTTGCAGATGTACCACCATGTCCAAAATTTACTTTTTTTACTTTAATAGAACCATCAGCATTTTTCTTACCTGAGTTGACATATACTTTAAATTTTTTACTATCACCTCGTGTTGGTTTGTTTAATATAACTGTTTTACCTTGGTATTTTGCTTCTGTAATATTTTCATCAATGATTTCCATTTCCATTAATTCATTAATGTCCATATCTTCTTCCATAGGTACACAATTATCAACGGTTTTACCACCTTTCTTTTTTGTGCCTACTAATTTATATCCTTTCCAACATGCTTTTCCATCTATTCCCTTAAGTTTTTCATCTATTTCACCTTCACTTAATAGTTTACCTTCAGCTAAGTATTTCCTTAAATCGAAATTATCCATTTTTATTTAATTGTGATTTATTCTTAAATTTCTACGTCTGGTATATCATCTATTTCAACATCATCTCCTTCCCCGGTTTCAGCCGTATCCTCTGATTTTGGTCCATATCGTAATATACGAGATATTGCTAACGTTGCTCTTTCCTCTTCAGGTAGGTTTAATAGATAATATTTTTTACCCTCTACTTGAGCTATCCAACTTCTCCTAGAATATATTAGATAGAATTCTTGGTCGTTTTTTAAGTTGATTCTAAATGTGGTGGGTTTAGGAGAAACCCAATCTATGGAAGAGAGGAATGAATCAAAATCTGACGTTAACAGATCGACTATAATCGATTTTAGTTCAGGGAATTTTGTAAGTTCATCGTATTCAACGGCCGCTATATCAGATTTCTGTTGGGATTTATATACAAGGGGCACAATTGACTTAATTTTATCCCTTAGTTCTACCTTTGTCATTTTGCAATAGTTTTTCGTTATTTATCAGATCAATTATATCCTTAATTTTATCTCTTTCGGGGTGAGCTTCTAATCTATCTTCTTCTTTAGCTTTAGCCCATTCCTCTTCAGACATTCCTTCATTTGTATCTCTACTTACCATCAATCTTTTAGCTAATTTTTTAGCAACTGATTCAAAGGTTGGTGAATTATGTTTGGGGATTGGATTTAGAGTATCAACTGCGATATCAATTTTAGGTTCATTAATTTCAAAGTCAAGATAGTGTTTTGCACCAACTATTGCTGTTTTAGCATTTGTTATTTTTGCTTGCCACCATGATGGAAAATCAACTTCCCCTTCACCTTCAAACCCATCAACCATGTTATACAATTCCATAGCATATTTTCCAATACGATATAAATCTGCTTTTAACATATGTGGTTCATTGTCTTCGTGGCCTAAATCTAAGTCTTCGTTTAAATCATCTTGTTTAACCCAAAATGTATCTAATTTACCTAATATAGCTGAAGGTTCGTTACGACGAATATAAATTCTGTCGTCTTCACGTCTTACTACTTCATGGTCTTCACCATTATATTTTACAATTTCTGATTTGTTTTCGTTTAAACCATATTTTAAATTTGACTTAAAAATATCACTCATACCAGAACTTTGTTCTACAGCATTTTTAATTTCTTGTAATACTTGACCCACAGTCATTTTTCTACTAACCATATTTTCTATGGCTCTAGTAATCATTTGTCTGTCTCCGTCAATAGCACCTTCGTTTAAACCTTTAGATATTTCATCTTCATCCTCATTGTAATCTTCAACCACCATATTTCCAACTATTTTTTTAATTGCTGAAACTAATGTATCAATATAATTTGGATCTTTTTTACTTCGGACACTAACTGAGTATGCTCCCTTTTGGGTTAAAATCAAAATAAATTGACCGTTTTTAATTCCAATATCAAAGTAGTTATGGGTAAATTGCATTGTTTTATTTAATTCCAACCCAACCTGAACTGTTAATTTTGGTAACGTTTGTGATGATTGTGATGTTTTTATCCCCAAGGGGATTGTAACCTTATTACCTTCAGTAACTAATTCTTCATTTAAACCATCATAGTTTTGTTTTCTTAGTACTTGCGTAATAGCGTAGACAGCATCCTGTAATGAGTAGTCGTACATATCTGCTAATTTTCTTACAAACCCATTTACCAATCTATCTAATTCAGGGTTAACATTCTCATTCATATTATATCCAGTTTTAGAGGATAGTTTTAAACCTTTCTTTTCAGCATATTTTTGTGCTTCTAAAGGTGAGTCGAATATCATGTCAATTTGAGCTGAACCATTTGGTTTTTCTAACACGTATGAGGGTATAGCTTTACTACCTGTTTTAGATATCATTACTTCATCTCCAACCTCACCCATATATTCCTCAATTGATTTTGTTTGTTTTTTATACTTAGATAGTAAATTAGCTATTTTGTCATCTTTCCCAACCATTGTATTAATTTGACTAGGTTCTAATTTTCTACCATAGTATTTTTCTATTTGATTTTTGAGGTCTTTAAGTTGAGAGGGTTCGTTTACTTCTATTTTACGTTCCTCAAGATTTTCATTTTGGGTTTTATTTAAATCGGCTTTTTTAGGGTTCATTAGAGAGGATTTAATCATCTCTTTTAGTTTTTCGTTATTCATTGATTTTGTTTGTTTTTTAGCCTGATTTGTTGCTCTACCATACATCACAGCTTCAGCATCCTTACCATACTGTTTTACTAAAGCACGTTTATTACCCTTCATATTCATAATGATATCTTCGCGTTTTGCTAATTCAGTTTTGGTAAGTTTGCGTTCGTTAAGCATGTGTATTTTTTATTTATGTTCTCTTTTGAAATCAGCAGATAAATTTTTAATTTTGTTAGCGGCAGATCTACATCTTCCTTTAGCAGCAGATGATGTTTTGTCAATTTCTGCTTCAATCAATAGTACTTGTGCTTTGATTCCTTCTAGTAATTCTTTAGTTTCCATAATTTTTATTTTTTATAAATTTGATTGTTTGTTTACCTTTATTTTATTTTTTGATTCCTGCTACTTTTTAGAAATACCCATCATCCTTAGATATTCTTTTCTATTTTTATCTTGATCAATAGTATTTCCGGGGTTGATGAAATCATCTGACTCATCATCACCAAACTCTTTAAGTTTTTTATCTCTTAATTTGTTAACCCCCTCAATGATGCTATCTATAAATTTGTTAATATCTTCTTTATTTTCAAATTCACTATGCATCATATCATCCTCAATCTGATCAATAAGATATTTAGAATTTTGATCTACAATGTAATCATCGGAGTTTTCTTTAATTTTGTTTTTAGCTTCGTAAGCAGCTTTAATACCCTCTAGTGTTGGTAATGCTTCGCCTTGTTTTCTTGTGTCGTATCCAGGTGAATTTTCTTTTAGTAGCGTTCTTGCACTAACGAATTTTTTTAAATCGAAATTATCCATTTTATTTTATTTTATTTTATTTTATTTTATTTTATGATCCCTGCTAGTTTTTTAAACCTAATAGACTCAGATAAATCTTCTTCCTCATTAACACCACTTTCATCTACTCTTGCAATATGTGCTCTAGTAAAATATGTAATTGTATTACCAATTTGATCTGTTAGTTTTTCATCTCCAAGTTTAGTTGCTTCTTCTTGAGCTTTCATTAATAAACCTTGAATTACTTCTTCGCTTTCGCTTTCGCCTGGCATAGATGTTTCAATTTCAATATCTGTTTCTTTGTCATCGATTTCTTCATCTTTTTCAATGTCAACATCTATATCTTCATCTTCTACATCTGCGTCTTTAGCTTCATTAAAACCATGAAAATCATGTTCTGGGTAACTTAAATTATCCTCAATATATTGAGATTTAACCTGCCATTCTTTCTTTGAACGTCCATCACCCCCCCAAGTTTCATCAGTAAATGGGATGTTTTTACTAAGCAATAATCTTTCTAAAAAGGGCCAATTGGCTCTAGCTGTACCATCCTTTAATGTCCATTTAGCTACAAAACGTAAGTCACCACTTGGATCAGGATCATTTGCACCAGCACGTATTGGTTGGATGTTGAAGTTCTTACTTTCTAACATATCAATATCTTCTTGGGATAAAAGACCAACATCTTCGCCTTCTTTAATTGATTTTTTAGCTTCATCTAACATAGCAGACTTGATCATTTCTTTTAATTCTGATTTTTTCATTGGTTTTAACGTTTTGTGTAAATTTTATTATAAATATGCGTAAGTTGTTGTTTATACCAGAAATGCTTTAATAGCTGGATATGTATTCATCATCGCTTCATCACCTTTAGCTATACCTTTTAATGAGGCAACACCTGCTTTGAACCAACTGGCGTTGGATAAACTACTTATAGCTTCAGTACCATAACCAACAGCCATGCTCATGATTATAACGGCATAAATTGCTTGGGTTGTGTTTTCTAATTTAGTTGGGTCTTTTATAAAGAATTTTAAAACACGTTTAATTGGTGCTTGAAATGCTTTTTCGTTATCGTGAGTCCATTTTTGGATTTTTTGGGCGAAATCTTCACCTTTTTCCCATTTGAACTTCTTCATCAACTTAGCTGTAACTTTAGAAATGAAACCAATAAGTGCATTACCTGTTAAAACAGCAACAATTATTGATGTTACAACGGCTTCGTCTAATTGTTCTTTATCGCCTTGTTTTGATTTTAACTCTTTACCTAAAGTAGCTGCAATACCATTGGCTGCCGCTATTAATTCAGCATCGAATGCTTTCTCTTCAGTTCCATTGTCTTCAAATTCATTTAATGATTCTCCAACTAATTTAACATCGCTTTCATGGTAGGATTTTTTATTCACTACTACGAATGAACCCTTTTTATCTGTTACTTCACCACTACCCCCACCATAGGATTTATCAATTTTTCCTTCAACTTTTAATTTTGATGGATTAGTTTTGTTATTAGATTCAACTAACTTATGTAATTCCCTAATTAGAGGTCCAGCTATTGAAAATAATTTGGGACTTTTTTTAGAATTATCACCTTTAAGGTTTTTAATTAAACCTTGAATTGAGTCTATAACGTCTAAGATTTCGGAATTTGAGACTTTTGACCCATTTTCAGTTATTTTATGTTTTTGGATTAAATGCCTTAAATCAATATTAAATTCTGTATCTGGGTCTATTGTGATATCATCATTATCATGATCTTGTTTTTTCCCCTCATCTATTCGAGGTGTATTTTTTACTAATGGTTTAGAAAAGAATTCTTGTATTTTTTTAATATCTTTCATTATTTATTAAATTTTATGCGTGGGTAGTAAAGTCTTTCCCCTGGATCTTCATCAAAGTCACTTTGGGATTGGTCTCTATCTACAGTATAACCTTTATCTTCAATAAATTTGATCATACTTTCGAATCCAATATCATCAATATCTCCCCTTGTGTGGATGGTTATATGACCTGTATTATAAGGACTATAAAAATTAGAAGATGCTCTTACGCCAAATTTATTTGAGAATTCACTTTCCATATCAGAAATACCTGCTTCTTCATTTAAGGACTCATTTATGCCTAACTCAGCATGTAATACTTCCATAAATGGGTTAATGTTATGGGAACCATAATTTTCTTTAAGGACAAAAGCTACGGACTGGGCAAAGTCTTTATATGACATTGAATCATCAATAGAAATTATAGCATTATTAATAAGTTGAGCTAATTCATTAGCTTGAGTTATATTTTCTCCACCTTCTATGAGGTATTGTTTTCTAAACCACCCAGTAACATTGAAATCTTCCATTTAATTTTATTTAGTTTTATTTATAAATATATAAGAATGTGTTATTTCTTTAACTTCTCTAAATGTTCTATTTTTTTCTCTAAACTTTCCAATACTCTCTTCTTATCAAGACCGCCATCCCACTTTTCAACATCACCTTGCTCGGAAATAAATGAATTGTTTGATTTGGTTAATTCTTCTTCAACGTGTAGTTTGAGGTTGGATATGAACCCTTCTATTTCGGAGTTTATGATATTTTTCTCATATTCTTCGAATAAACCCGTTTTACGTAGTTTAAATTCAAAGTCAAGAACACAATTAAAGCATTTTTTATGAATATTATAATAATCTTTATCATATGTAGCATTCATTAAATCTTTACAAGTTGGGCAAAATAAAGGCATAACGTGAGTTTGTTTAGCCTTATCTAATTTGGTGATGTTTTGTTTAATACCATCTTTAATAGTCCATTTACGACCCTCACCTTCCCAAATATCACCTTCCCCATGTAATTCTTCTGATTTTTTGTAGCCTACACCTTCACCAACTTTATTACCATATTTACCTTGTACTAGGTTACGGAGACGTTGGACGTCTCTTTTTTGAAAATCTTTCTTTAAAACGTTATCAGACATTTCTATATTTTTTTAATAAATTTCTTATTTCTTCTATTTTATCTTTCCCAAAGAAAGTCTCAATTGTATCTACCATATCGGCTAAATCCTCTAATTTTGCTGTTTGAGATAAATTATTTTGACGTTGTTGGATTTCACCATCTAATGTTTCTTTTTGAGTTTTCAAACTTAAAAATGATTCACTGTATTCTGTTACCTTAATACTTAAAAGTTGTTGTAAATCAGCTATAAGGGATTGTATATCCTCGGGCATTAATCTACCACTACTATATAAATCTTTAACTACATTTGTTAACCCTTTAATATCTACGGGTGTATATGGGGTTCCCTCATTTTTTACTGAATTTTCACTTCTGGCTCTAGGTGAACCACCTTTATACCCCCCATTTATTGAATTTAATTCACTCATAATCCTAGTTCTTTTAATTGTCTGATTGTATCAGATGCTGTTATGTGTAATATACCAATCCCGTTTTGTGAGCGCCATTGATCTATATTTGAGGGTCTGTCATCAATTAAGATTCTATTTTTTTGGGCATAGTTTTGTTTATCTTTAGCTTGTGCTAATATTAATTTGGTACCCGGTAAGTTATTCTTAACCCATAAGCGTTTACCTAAACGTGAAGTTGGAGATGAAGATGGGGATGATAGTAGAATTGGATTGTATTTTTTAATATAATCCCAGTATTCTTTACCATCAGACATCCACGGCATCTTGACCCAATACCCCACACCTGAGGAATTTATTAAGTCCCAAAAACCCTTTCTACTGAAATTTTTTTGATATTCTGAGGGGAGTACACCATTTGATAGTTCTATAAAGGAAGCATCAAAATCTGTTAAAACACCATCCATATCACTATAAATTTCGTAGTCCATATCTTTATCTTGTTCAAATAATGGTAAAGATAATGACTTTCCTCTGCTTCTCCAAATGTCTAATATGATGTTTTTTTCTTCTTGTGTAATTGTTTCTTGGTTAACAAATATATCTAAATAATCATCTATAACATCTTTAAAGGGAAGTTTTGATTTTTTAGCTTTAAAATACAAGCCTTGAAGCATTGCATCTACTTCTTTTTCTAATTTGAAATATTGTGATTTAGGTAGCATTTCAGCATCAATTAAATCTCTTACTAATGTATCATCCTCCATGTACTTACCGGAGTGTTGGTTGTAGCCCTCTTGAGTCAAATGTTCAAGTTCATGTCTAACAACATCTTTAATATCAAATGATATTTTCTGCCAATCTGGGTTTTTGGGTATTTTAAATTTAACTGACAGTAATGGAGTTATTTCATCCCCTTCATCATCAAACCCAGCATTTGCTCCCCCATCTACTTTATATTCATCATCTGTAATTTCTACATAACCCTCAAAATCGAAGAAAAAATCTTTAGATGGAATATCATGTTCGTCTTCGGGGTGGTCTACTCTAAACTTAAATGAGCCTTCTTTATCTCCTCTACCATAGATGTCCTTAAATGCTTTAAAGGTAATTGATGATAATTTATTTGTTAATGTATCGTATCGACCTTCGTTTATAACTTCTTCAGCTATTTCTCTAGCAAATTGATTTAAACCAAAGGGGTCTTTACCTAATTTTTTGTCAAAGCCTTCATCTAATGGGGTATTATTATACCCACATTTATGACAAATGTATAAATCATCCCCACCATCTTTTATGTCCCAAGACCAATCACAATTATCACATTCGATTTTATCGCCTACGATTGCTTCTTCTAACCCTGTTGTTAATCCACGAGCATAAGCATTTAAACCAAATGGATCTTTATTTAAAGTTGAGGTGTGTTCATTTTCTCTAACTAGTTTATGGTAAAATTCACTTCCAACCTTTATAATGTGTTCTTGTTCCTCTTTAGTTAATAAAGAACCCTTAGTTATAAGTTTATCAACTTGAGATTTGTTAGGGTTATAGAATTCATAGTTGTAGAAATTATTTTCGGGTTCCCATATTTCACTTTCGTTTGGGAAATGGGTTGCAAACTTCTCATCTCGAGGTGTTAACTTGACAACTTTAATGTTTGGGTTAATACCTTCTATAAACTTTTCCCATACAGTCTGTGCTTCCTGTTCTGTATTACCGTTACGGTCAGATCTTAGGGGTTTAGGGTATACATAAGCCATCCCCAACTCATACATTAGAGGACCATATCCCTTCTTAGCTGCTACCCCAGTAACTTCGTTTTGGTAAACGTTGATATGACCTAAGGATTCTTTGGTTACAGTATCATATAAATCTAAAGCATTATCTTCTCGAGATAATACTACAACCATACCATCAGTCACAGATTGCATTACCTCTTTTAAATTACCTACATCATCTAAGCCGGTAACACACTTACATGCATAGTTGTATTTTTCGTTTAATGATTTTCCTCTAGCAACTACCCCTAATACTTTTCTGGCATTATCATCTAAATCGGATGGTTTAATAATTTTAGCCGGTATTGTTTTGGCTTTTGATCTTAGTGCTTTTTGTGCTCTATGGTTACCATCTAAAATCCACAATATACTTCCATCTTCATCCGCCATAATTAAGATAGGGTATTGGTTAGAGACTTCAACTTGCGCTATTCTTTCTATTTCGGTGGGGTTATCATCCCAATTTAAAACTATTTTAGATAATTTTTCTGTAGGGTAATTTTTTTGAGGGATGTTTTTAGTTAAATCTAACACATTCTGTAAGGTTAAAGTACCGCCTTCGAAATCAATCCATTCAGTATCTGCTCCTATTTCATTTAAGTTATCAGTGAATTTTTTACCATCTGGGGTTTGTTCTTTACTTGGGATGATTTTATATTTAAAAGTTTTTGCAAAATCATACATAACAGTCCCAACACCTTTTCTCCACCAATTGGGTTTTACTGAAGTATCTGATGACGATAATATTTTTGGATTATTTGTTTCGTCTGATGTAAAGTATGCTGCTCCTATTTTATTATCATCTTTATCAAACGCCGTTATATTTAAACTACCATAAGAAAGCATGAATTTATCAACTTTTAAAGTAATAGTTTCTCCTGTTTTTAATGTATATTTTTTTGTTTGATCTAATGATTTTTTAAAGATATTTTCATCTAAACTATCAGTCCAATTCCTAAATGTCATTGTACCTTTTAAATTAGCTTCTGCTTCAATATCGTTTAAATGATCGTCTTCCATTGTATTTGTACCACCTATATCGCCTAACCTATTTTCTAAGTTTTGGATATGGTGTATCATTTCATGTGCAAATGAGCGTACTATATCCTTAGGATGGCGCCCTTCAGTGTATAATGTGATGGTGTTGTTGTTCTGGTTATAATACGCGGTTTTACCGAGAAAATCCCGGGCATTGTCACTATCCCCATCTACAAATTTAACTTTAGGTAAAGGTTCAATGTTGTAACCCTTATTTAACATATGTTGGGTTAGTTGCATTATTTTACCCTTAATATCTATCTCTTTACCATATGTAGCATTTTCGTTTAAATTTGAAGCTAATTCTTCATAGGTTACATTTAAACCCAATGGATCTTTATTTTCATCTAATGGTGGTTTTACAATGTCATATACTTCTTCTTTTTCACTATCACTTAGTTCTGATGGTAGGTATTTGATAAAGTCATTATATGATACTTGGGATGCTTTTCTAGCATTAGTACCACTAACCCCCGTGTTAGGGTTTGTAATAAGCTTAATTTTCATATTTGGGTATTTTTCTTCTATACCCTTACTACGTCTGCTTAATTCAGCAGCATCATCTTCATCTCCTTCACGAGAACCTATTACAAAATATATTTCATCTTGGGGGTTGTTTTTCCCCAAACGAATAATGTCACCAATTGGACCTTTAGAGGGCTGAATTTGCACCTTCATTGGAAGGTAAGTTTGAAAAATCTCCCAAATCAATATAGATTGTGCCTGATTAATATTATCACGCTCTTTCTCCCCAACATATATAATAAATTCTTCAATTTCGGGGAATTTATCTAGTGTTTTTTTTACTACTTCAAAATGACCTACTGTAGGTGGTTTAAAACCACCACCATATACCGCTAATAATCTACCCATTGATGAAAGAATTAAATTTTAATTTAATATCGGATTCTGGGGTTGGTTCGGTAATTTCTTTAAATTTTGAGGATGTTAATTTATCTACAATACCTTCTAAGTCTTCATTATAACCCACATCATTTCGTAGTTGGGTATTTTGTGCAGATTTAAGATTTTTTTCTAAACGTTCGTAACCCGGGTTTGAGGAGGATTTTTCATATTCTTTTTCAAATGACTTTTGAATAGTTTTTAAAAGATCCATATCTTTCTTTTCATCGAATGAGGTTTGGGGTAGAGCTTCATTGAATGCTATTTCTATTTCTTCATCTTTAAATGTAAAATCTTTTGAGAAGGAGGATTTAAATTGATCAACATTGTCTGATGATAGTTTTTCTAAATATTGTTTTAAGCTTTCTTTACCCCCAGCAACGGCTTTATCAAATTCTTGGATTTGTTTATCATACCCCGGGATTGTATTTTTAATAAACACAAAATTCTCCCCAAATATTTTTCTGTAATCCTCTATATTACTATAAACTCCTTCCCATGTTTTTATAACTGCATTTAGGGGGAGTGTTCTTTCTCTTTTAGTATTTTGAAGAATAGAAATTATGGGGTGGGTATAAACCATAGCCATAAATTTATCATATCCTGGCATTTGAGATGATGTGTTTTTAACATTAGCTGCTGTTGTGTCCCAAATTATATTTTCACTTTTATTTTGAGCATCTTGGAATATTCCTCTAAATTCCCCCATGGCTGCACCTAAAGATAAACCTTTTTTTTCTACTAAATCATCGGGGTTCATATATTTAAACTTTAAATCTGAACCCTTAGGGGTAAAAATTCCAGTTTTATCATCTAAATCTCCTAATAAATTTTTAATTACGTATGACTTACCAACACCCGCACCACCAGCTAATATAATACCTTTAGGTTTACCTTCCACCTCTTTCAATAAACGGCCTTCTACCATATATTTTACCAAATCAAAGTTATCCATTATATTTTATTATAAATATTACAAATTTCTTTTAGCTCGCGTTCTAAATTCTGTAAATATAGGTTTATGTTTAGGGTTTTCTAAATCAAATAATTTCTTAACAGTTATAAATATATCAAGATTTTCTTCTTGTGTGCGGTTTGATTCATACATCTCCCAATTTTTACCCTGGATTTTACCTTCTGCTGATTTTCTTTTATTAGATTTCAACCAAAGTACACCATAACGGTCTGCTTTCTTACCAAAACATTCTTCATAACATTTCCCATAAATTGCAGTTTGCAAATCATATGTTGTTTGGAGGTGGTTCGAGGTTTTATAATCAATAATCCATAGTTCAGTTTTACCATCGATTTCAATTTCACATATCATATCGCAGGTACCTGCTACTCTTAATTCATCTGAAAATAGGTGGACTTCGGTTTCTATTAATTTAGGGTTATATTCTTCCCAAAAGTCAACAAAACGTAAGAACATTTGCCATACTAAAGAATCGTATTGGGGGTACCCCGCAGAATTTAAAAATTCTAATTCTTTACCATTTAAATAATCTTCAATCATTTCATGGGTTTGGGTGCCATCTTTAGCTGCTTTTCGAACAATATGCTCTGATGCATATCCTACTTTTTTAAGCCAATCTTCAAAATATTTACCTTTTGGGTAAGTACCTAAAACATAAGTAATTGATGGGTAATAATTCCCATTTCTTTGGTAATATCTGGAGTCAGGTAGTGTGATTTGTTTAGCATCATCTGATATTTTTAGAATTCTATTGTAGGATCTCTTTATTATTTTTTCCTTCATACTAATTGTAGTTTTTTCTCCATCAAATTATATTGATCGAGGGGGTATGTGTTTTGTATTAAATTAGTAAAACGGGAGAATCCCATTTCACTTGGGTCTTTCCCTTCTAACTCTACTAAATAAACCTCTTTACCTTCATTCATAAATTGCTCTGCAAAGTATAAAGCCTGTTTCCTGGCATCTGAGTCTAAAGCAATATATATTTTCTTAACCGTTGAGGTTACTATTTTCTTCATTAAATTTGTTTGTATATTTTTCCCTAATAGAGGAATTGCATTTCGTTTAATAGCAATGGCATCAAATGGACCCTCACATAATATTAGAGGTAAATCCCAGTTTATAAACATCTCAAAAGGTATTATATCACGTGATGTCTCGGGGTTTCTATATTTGGTATATGCGTCTTTCTCGAATGATCTAGAAGTGAAATAATTCATACCACCTACTGAGTCGTAAGATGGGATAATAATCATTTTAGCATATCTACCTGTACGACAATACCCCATATTGTACTTTTCAACATCATCTTTAGTGATACCCCTACTTTTAATGTAAGCTAAAGCTTGTCTACCTTCTATATCGGATAGTGTAATACTTTCAAATGATTTAAATTCTTCGGGTAGCTTTAACTCGTCATAAGTTTTAATGGTTTTATATTCCTTCTCATTCCCAATTAATTTATATAATTCCTCAAATCTTTCAGGTGTTGTTTTAATTTCTTTAAATAGGGAAGTAATACGGGTACCTTTCTTATTGCAAACCCAACAATGCCATGGGTTGTATCCTTTTTTATTTTCGGAAAAATTAATTTCTAGTTTGGGTTTATGGTGTTTGCAGTAGGGGCACGTATGAGCTTGATTACCCCTCGCTGTCCGTTTACCAGAACCTAATACAATGTTTACTAGATTTACTAATAGTTCATTTACCATGAGTACCAATATACGAACTATACTATGCTATTCCAAGTCACGAGTGAAGAACTTACCGAGAATGTTGTCATTGAAAAATTCTTCGGGTTTTTCTAAGACTTGGTGGATCATTTGGTACTTTATTTCAAAGTATGTAAGTTGTTTCTTTGAATTACAACAATGTAGAATTTCACGTTTGAAATTTTCTATGGGTTCATTTTTAATTAAATCCTTTAATGGTTTATTTGAACTCCAATATGATTGCCAATCCGATTCTTTTTGAACTATTTTAAATTTGGATGGTCTGCCTTTCCCACCTTCAAGTAATTTTAACTCTTTTTTACCTAACTTCTGCTTACGTGTAAATTCTAAGAATTTTTTACCTATGTAAGATTTATTTGTAGGTAGGTGAGTAATGATATAGATGAAACCAAACGTTTGATCTGGGAAATCGGATATTGACTCTATTTCTGTTTTTTGGTATTTCCAATTCACTATACGTCGAAATTTACAAGAATGGTAGTATCGGTATATTGTGATACAGGGACTGGGAATGACAATTTACCTACTGCTATCAATTGGTTTACTTCATTATATAACCCCACTTGAGTTATATATGGGGTAAAGAATGAACCAGTTGTATATGGGTAATATTCTGTATTTATCTCTCCGGCGGTTGATGAAGTTAATAAAGTAGGGTTAAGTGATGAGCCAAATTCATTTTCTAAGATAGTACATTTGTACTGTTGTTCGTATATGGTAAGTGATGATGAAAAGTTAAATTGTTGACTATCAAACCCCCCAATTGAAATTATCTCATCAGATATACCTCCACAACTATGGGTTGTTAAAACTACCATTCCATGGGAATAAAATATTTGACCTACAACGTCAGAACCACTTATAATATTACCCTCACCATCATCTGTTAAGAGTAAACCATTTACAAAATCACCACCAATAGATGAAGAAAAATGATACTCAAATGTTGTTGGTACTATTTTTTCTCCAAATAATTTTGTTGGGATATTTAATACTGTAATTTTGTCCCCACTACCTGTAGGCCAGTATCTTTGCTGTGGTAAACTTGATTGTAAATAATTCTCATATAGAGGTGCTTCAATAGGACCATAATAATAATCATCATCTCTAGTTACTCCGGGTATAACACTAGATGTGACACCTAAATCTCCTGTACTTGAGGAGATGTAGTTAGTATAATATAGCTGTTTTACGCTATTATATATTGAGTTTTTTGAAGAGGAATATACATATCCTGTTTGTAAGTTAGAGGATGATGTATAATTGACATTCGCCCCCGTAAATATATTAATACCAACTGTAGATCCTGTAATATCTCCTCCAATAAAATTAAATCCTTTATCGGCTAAAAACGAGGTTATAGTAACCTCCCTATTTGTAAATTGCTTGAATGCTGTCATTCATTAGAAGTCTAACTTAATCCTTACTAATAATTCCTTAGTAAAGTCTTTAAGTAATGGTCTAGATAATTTTGCTACTGCTACTAATTCTTGATTGTTGTTATACATTCCTACTGTTGTAATGTATACTTGGGGGTCATTGATAAATGAATCAAATAATACAGCCCCAGTTGATCCTGAAATGAATGAGGGGTTTGTTGAGTAATTAAATTCATCGTTTCTTGCTCTTGCAAATATAAAATCTGAAGATAGAGTTTCACTTGAATTTAATGTCCATCCAGGGGATGTTGCATCTAATCCTCCTAAATTGAATTGGGATAATAGTTTTTCTTGGTTATTTACTGTTGAGTTTGTTGTTCTCACTGTGCCTAAATTAGTACCACCATCAACAATTCTCCCATCTAAGGCTTCACCATTTAGTAGGATTAAACCTATATCTGGTAAGAACCAACCATATGATCCTGATGCTAGTGACCAACCACTTGTGTTGACCCCTGTAAAAACATTACCAGCTGATCCTGATACCAGGTTGTAAACTCTACCGGCTTCTGTAAATATAGCTGCTCCCCCTAACTTACTATCATCTGTAAGAAATAAATTTGAGTCTGCAGCACCAGAACCTGATATATTTAATGTCATTACTCCTGGAAGTAATTCTTGTTTAAATCCTGACCTTTCTACGGGTAGTGCATAAAAATAGGATGATGATTGATTACCAAAAACAAATGAAGTTTCTTCATCTCCTAGGATTAATGATCTATATTGACCATAGTTTGTTCTAGTTGGGGATAAATAATCTACATTGGGGTTATATAATAAACTACCACTACCCTTGGAATCACAATACGCCATTGCAAATTGTACAGATCCTGTGGTGTTAATATCAGCATATATATTATAATAGAACTGACCTGTTGAACTTGCTATTTGTGTTGATGATGTATAATATGATGTTAGAGTTGGGGAATTGTTTTCCCATACAGTGTTAGTTACACTATCTGTACTAATTACTAAATCTCTAGGGTCGAATGTTTGGAATGCTCCTGCCATGGTTTGTTTTTATTTATTATGTTTTCGTTACGGTTATTGGTATTTGTAATCTTGCTCCTGATGATCTACCTGTAACTGTTAAGGTACCATATAAAGCTGTTCTTGAAGTTCCAAATAAAGTATTAATACCTGTTGCGGTTATTGTTAAAGATGTTCCAATTACTGTTTTTGATACATCTGTACCGTTTGTTGTTGTTGAATTTAATGCTAAAGCTGCTTTTGTACTAATTCCTGTTGCTATTACCGAACTAAACATCCGAACATCACTTACAGTAAATACGTACCCCGCAGATTCTACTGTTGAATTGTTTCCGAGATAATTTAATGTTATTGGTTGGATAACGTATGGTTCTGTTTGGGCAATTGTTGGGTTAAGGTTTCCTATACCAAGTGTAGGCATTTTTGCTGTATCTCTTGGAAGAGTTACTAATTTATACTTCATCATTTGTAGTTCATCTGGGAAGGCTTCCAATAAAGGCATGTTTTCAATTGCTTCCCCATAATACGCAGAACCCGATGGATTTGTTGGGTTGTAGAGAGTATAATCAATTTCATCATCTGCTAGTGCAAATTGAGTGATATTGAATGAACCATCTCCCTTTGCTAAAAGTTCTCTCCCTTTAGTGGTTAGAATAGCATCTACTGTTACTATCTGATTATTTAAGTATCCCATTATTTTATTTTGTTATAAATATACATTCTTTTTATTTCTATTCCAAGCTATTTTTATTATAGCATGTTTTACGTATTTAAATCATCTTTAAATGCATTTTTCTGCTTTAATTGGTTGATTAAAGTTAAAGTATTTCTTTTTTGTTGGGGGGAGAAATCACCAGGTATTAAATATCCCCCACCTGAACCTGTGGTTTCACTAATCCCAAATGTTGAGGGGGGTGATTGGTATATGATAACCCTATCATCAGAGTTTATTCTTCTTCTCAATATAAATTGGGAAATTTGCCCATTTATAATGCCAGAATTTTGTGGGTTAGGGTAAACATTTACTTGATTTTGGAGCCAATCATTTACAAATCTCCCATATTCATCTGCTGGGGAGGGTATTCCTTGGAAATCATAACATATATCCGAGGGTGATATACAGTAAGACTGTGAGTAAAGATTAGACATATCACCACCCCCCTCACTAGTAAAAGAACTTGTAGTTCCTGTTACTATGAATGTTTGAGTTTCATAGTTGTTTATGGAATTGGAAGAACCAGAGGTTTCGAATATCTGATTGTTATATGAGACTACAATCTCATCCCCTTTTTTAATTATAAAAGGTAAACCACCTTCTGCTTCTTTATATCCCCCAAGATTGCTTGATATAAAGTCTTGAATTATATAGTTAGCATTATCATTAATCAGTGTTGGGTTTTGGGTAAATGATGCTGAGAGTGCTATGGGTATACCACCAGAGAACTTTTCAGACCCCGATACTTCTATCATCTTCCCCGCCAAAGATCGACTTACAGCTATATTTTGGGAATTTACTACCCCTAAACCCGGACCCTTTATCTTAACATCAAAATAATTGTCTTGTGGGTCTGATTCTCCATATAAACCTAAATTTTGACTTATTGAAATTATTTCACCCCCTAAGTAAAAACAACTACTACCGGTTATTAGGTAGTTTTTATCAGAACCAGCATCAGAAGAGGCGGATGCTTTTACATTTCCATCCCAACCCCCAGTCCAACTTGCAGTTTGGAAAGACATAGTTGTTGTGAAATTGGGGAAACGGTTGAGATTAAAAGGACCTGTTTTACCACTTGTTGTTGCACCTACAGTATTCATTTCTAAGGCACCTTGGAATATTTTATTATCTCCAACCTCTAAGTTACCATAATTAATATTATTATAAGTAACAGAATCATAAGATATTGCTACCTTTCTATCCCTCTCAAATGTGCTTTTTATTTCATATAGATTATTCCCACTCCCATCTACCTTTATAGTTATAGGTGTGATTGGGGCATTTTCCCCTGTTATATCATTTTGTGGAGATATAATTAATGAATCAATTTCAAATGTGTAAGTATTCTCAAGATTTAAATTGTTATATGAGGATCTAAAATGAGCAAAGTATATTGGGTAATGGGAAATAACAGATTGATTACCATAACTCGTATCTCCAGGCCAAGATGATTGTGAGTTATTACTACCAGATAAGGTATTTAAATATGTGATATTAGATGTTGGTGGGGTATAGTTATTGTAATCCGCACTACTTAATTTACTCCCCAAATATCTTGGAAGTATATTTGCTATGGTAGTATAGAAACTATCATTAACTTCTGCTTTTGCTGCTGTTTTGTTTATTACTTCCTGCAAGTTTACAGGTGTCTCAATTCCATTTGTAAAGTCTAACTGTTCCACATAGGTATTTAATTCACTTCCGGAAATGTTATTAATTAAAGGGTAGTAAGCTGATTGGTAGAAGTTTGTTATTGAGGGAAGAAGTGGGTCAAAATTATAATATAAAGATGGAGTTAGTGTTGGTAAAAATGTTGAGGAGCCTGTTAAAGGTCTATTATTTATCCCCTCATATAACCAGTAGGAATTAGTACCATTTATTATGTCAAAGTTAGGACCTACTACACCGGGGTTATACTGTTGGTAGAAATCTGAACCAAAAACATTATATGAATCTGAGGTTTGGGAGGTGCCTGTGAAATTTAAAGAAACATTCCAATTTGGGTTATTGGCTATTGTGTTAGAATTATCAATAAGCTCACCATCATCATTTATACTTTTTTTATTAAAAGCATATCCTGTAGGGTAAAATTCACCAGAATCTCCGGTTGAACCTGTGTAGGTTATTTCATAAAGTTGAAGACTTGCTGTTCCAGGTGATAATAGGTTGGATGTTGTTCCTATTCTAAATGTATTTTCAAAATCATCTCTTGAAGAGTTATAATTACCCAAGGTAATAACAACATTATTAAATGAATCTCCATGTTGGACTGACCCTGAGGGGAGTCCAAGATTTCTATTATCTCCTAAAACTCCTGAATTATTTCCTCCCCTCTTCATAAGAAGACCACCTGATTTTTTTATGTATTCCATCCCACTATTCCCAGCTAGTAGGGGACTTATTACTTTACCCATATTTAATCCTGGGGTGTTACTATCACTGGGGTATGTTAGAGTTATTGTAGTACCAGATCTAAGTACATTACCAAGTTGAAAGGTAAAATAAGGTGCCAGGTTATAAAATGAATAATCGGCCGCTGGGGTAGTTAGTCTCTTATTTTCATTGTATGGGAATCTTTGATTTGTAGAAGCTGCAGTAAAAATAGATGAAATATCAGAATAATCTGAAACTGTTCCATAATTATTTGGAAGGTAAATTGCGGCAATTTGTTGATAGGGTAGTATAGTTACTGGTGGGTCACCGGGATTACCTGGAATAAATTGTGATGGTGGTAGGAAGAGTGAAATGGCACCATTAGAGGGAGTACCTGCGAAATTATCTAAAGCATTTTTAGCAGTGTTGTAGTTTTCACTACCAAAAACTGCTAGATTAACTGTTAGATTTGCAGGTGGGGTTCCACCACCCTCAACAGCTGATCCTGTAGTTACAAAAGCAGATTGTGTTATTAAAGTATAATATGATGAATCTATCCCTGTAAATGTTGAGTAGGGGTTATTTAATAGTGACTGTGTGGTTACTACTAATATACTACCACTATACTCCCCATCATAAAATTCAGTTTGTGAAAAATCTAAAAATGGAACCGACCCACTTATAGTTTCATTAATACCTGCCCAACTTTGAGTTACACCAAAACCATTTATATTTGATATTGGGGTTGTTGGGGTTAGGTTTGATAGAGAAGCTTCAGTTAATGTAAATTCTAAGCTACCACCACCTTGACCAACTAATAAACCAAATATAGTAAATTTTTCTCCTATAGTAAAACCACTATAGTTAGAAGGTTGAATATCTGTAACTTCAAGGGCTTGAATGTTATTTGTAGCCCCAGAATTTACTTGTAATTGTACTGTTAAAATACCTCCATCAGATGTTGAAAAAGATATTGTATTTGTATTATTAGTTATTCCAGAAAGAGTATTTAATGTAATAAGAGGTATTAAATTTTCAAGATTTAAAGTTCCGGTTGATTGAGAGGGGTATGTTTGGATACCATTATATTGTTTAACAGAACCACCAGTACCACCTTTTATAGATACTATATCACTCACACCATTATTACCATAAATACTACCTGTGAGTTCTAGATTTATAAGTTGAATTGCACTATTTAAACCTGTTTCGCTTGTGGGGATATTATCTAATGAGCCCGTTTCAACTGTGAGAGCTACCGTTGTATTTGGTGAAATAGTAACTGATGGGCGACGGTTACGCTCTAGTAGGTTTTGTTTGATTATAACGCCCGTAGTCACGCTTGTGCGAGCTGGTACATATGATTTAATAGCTTTAAATAATGAATTATCGAAATATTTAATTAATCTTAAATAATCGTAAACGTTACCTTCTGTATATTTTTTAAAGTAATCAATTGCTACGCTTCTTAATTTTGGGTAGTAATTTAACTTAGAATCAAATGCAAATCGGGGGTCTGCTAATGTGTCTGAGATAACACCATACCCAAATGTATTAATAATATCATCATTTACCTCATCTTGAGGAGAAAATGCAACTTCTAAATTTACAATATCCTTGGTATAGCTTTGACTTATTAAATAGTTTTGATCTATACTAATTTGAGTTGATAATATATTACCGTAGGTATTACCATCTTCAACTTGGATTTTATTTGATATCCTATTTCTAATACCTACGGAAGGTTGATCCATTTGGTAGACCTCAGTATTAGGTTTACTGTATGTTCTTAATACTGAGCTAGAATAATGGATAAATTCATAGCTTGATGTTATTGTACTGTTTGAAGGGTTTCTAAATGAACCTGTAATAAATAAATCTGATGATCCTGTTATAGCGGGGTGGGTAGATAGAATATTTTCTACATAACCTCCATATTGAGATGCTGTAAAAACATATTCTAACTCGTTACCCAAAGGTGCTCTAAAATTTACTATATCAAATGAACTTTCAGATCCTGTAATACTATTACCTTCAATAGATTCGGGATTCATTGTAAAGTCATGAAATACTTCTGTTGGAATATTATTAGAATAATATCTAAATTCTTGAAGTGATCCTGAAAATATTTTACCATTTTCACTTAAATATTCAGTAGCTATATTTGATCCTGATATGTAACCTCCTACGTAAACACCATCAAATTCTGTTACTCCGAACCTATTCCAAGCTGCATTTGCAGATTGTGTTACATTTAAAGATCCATAGAGGTATAATCCATAGGTCCCTACACCATACCCAAAATTAGGACCAGTGGGATCATATATGACTTGACCATAATTCCCAGTACCATAACCTTGAGTGCCTGATGTATCTATACTAACAGAGCCTGTCCAACCTATTATGTTACCATCAACCCCATTGTATTGATTATTTGCTACTTGTAGGGTGTAAATAGTACCTATACTATTATCGGATGATGATGGGTGTTGATTTCTTTGAAGTAAAACACTCCACCATCCTTTATTAAAAAATGGAAGATATATGTCATCTGATACTATAGTGCCTCCTTCTTCAATAGATGCCGACATTACAAATTTCATTTTCCCATATTCATAATAATCACTATTACTTGAACCTGAATATGAACCTGAGGGTTTGTTTTCGTATGATAGTTGAATTCCCCAATCCATATCATTGTCATAAGTTCCGTTTGATTTTTTAACTGCTAAAGATTGACTAAAATATGATCCCCCAAAACTTGATGAAGGGAATCCTGTTGTTTTAAATCTAAAAGCTAAACCATCTGGTACTATTATTTTATCTTCAGCAATATAATTTCTTTCTAAAGGCATCCATGGGACCTTTACTGATGAACTTGCAGCATATGAGTTTGCTGTAGGGGTATAAGCATAACTAAATCTATTATACCATAAATCATAATCATTACTATTATCTCTATTTTTACCCCCAAACTCATTAATACGAAGGATTGTGTTTGGTATACCCCAAATATTAATAAGTTGTCTTAACCCACTAATTGTACCTTTCTTTTTCGTAAGGTAAGCCATGTTATGGTAAAGGCGTTTAAATATTTCTTTACTTACCTTATCAATGGCATAGGGGAAACCAGGTTCAGTTATAGATTGAACGTAATCAACCCAAGAATAACCATCACTCCAATAATTAACTATACTACCACTATTTACAGCTATATATTGTGTAATTAATTCACTCCCCGTAGGTGGGATATAACTACCATTATCTTCACCTGTTAAACCTATAAAGTTATCTTGGTTATCATAATTGTTGCCGAATGTTTCGAATCCTAAACCTTTAACAGCCTCTGCTGCTAAACCTAAAGGTAAACCTCTATCAGGTGAATTCGACGTATTGTATCTTTCACTTAAAGCTCTTGTATAAAGCCAAACTTCATCAAATGATTGACCAACCATATTTGAAAATTCAATATACTCATTATTATTTGAATTTTCTTTTATAAAGTTGGGGATTGTATAATATAACCAATTTTGGTTATTTTCATCATATAAAGACGCGGATAATACGTATCCACCATAATATTGAGCATTTTCTACATCACTACCCAACCATATTAATACTTCAACACTACTTGTTGGGAGTAAAGCATAGGGATATGATGATCCTGTTTTTGGATATGAAAAAGAGGATGAGTTATTGTATAAATAACTTTCATACCCATCAAAATTAGTTACAAGGTTGGTTATGTTTGTTTGTAAACTAGCTAAACTAGATGATATTCCCTTTACATTAGGGTTAGAACCTGTAACACCTACAATAATTGAAATATCAGCTTCATAAGATTGTATTTGAGATACCTTTTCAATAAAATTATTTATCCTAGCCTTTGCAGATGAAAAGTTAATAAATTCATTAAAAGTGTTATACGAGTAGTTTGGGGTTATTGTAACACCCTTCTTGTTTAATATGTTAAGTAAATTATTTAGGGACTCTGATGATGGTGTTGTCATTAGATCCTCATAGGATTTTAAGCCGGTTGAATTATTTATTAAATCCTTTAAAGGAATGTTAATATTAGGACCTTGAATAAAATTAGCCTGTTCAATTAACTCACTGAAATCTTCTAAGAATTCAACTTTATATGCTTGACTTTCACCTACCTTTGAGGCTATATATAATTCATCCTTTAATTGATATTGTTGAGGTAGAGGTTCATATAGTTTTATAAAAATAGTATCATTTGAGATTGGATCCTCAGGAGATACTATTGATGTTAAAGATGAGGTTTGAGATGTTGATATTGAACTACTTAATTGTAAGTTAATAGCAATTACATAGTTATTATTATAGAAACTAACATAAAATTCATCAAAAAATTCATTATTATTAATAGCATTTACCAAACCAACATACCCCTCAGTTAATTTTGATTGGGGGATTAAATTTGACTTTATGGCTATTTCTGTTCTATCTGATGAAATTTTAGATAAATAGAATGGGAGATTTGGTGTTGAACCTAACTCATAATTTACAAAATTATAAGAGGCATATAATGTCCCATTTTCAAATCCCTCACTATAAATATTTGATGAAGGGTTTAATGTAATCTCACCAGTTGGAACTGTTGTTGATGCTTTTTCGATTACATTTAACCCAGTTGTGATATCTATATAAGATCCAGATAATTGTTCCCTATTGGAGTTATTTGTTATAGTCCAGTTTTCAAAATATAAGGTAGATGATAATAGTGACTTTTCGGCACTATATATATAAAATTCAACATAATTTTCCCCGGGGGTGAATGATGATGAAATTATTTCATTAGGTATAATGGTTTGATCTTGTAATTCAAAACCATCACTAGATAGTGTATTAGAATTAACCTGTGATGTAGATGCACTTATGGGAATGGTGAAGTCAAACTGATCCGAACTTAGACCAACATATGTTGGTGTTTGGTTTGGTGAAGGAAGGTTTATCATATAATCTTCTTCGGGGTTAATATTAATAGGAGTTTGGGCCATTTATGTTTATGTGTTAGGAGTTTCTGTAAACTGAGTAATAACATCTGCTATTTCTTGCCTTACTTCTAAATTTTCAATTCTTAATTCTGCTATTTCTTCTAATAATGCTTGTATTTCTTCTTCATTAGGGGTATAATTAATATAAGCCCCACTTGTTTCAACCAAATATAAATGAGAATTCACATCACCCTCTTTAGGAATTAAATAAAAGAACTTGTTATATAATGTAAAAAAATCTCCTATGGTAGCCAAGTTTATATCAAAGAAAGAAGGATCAACTGTAGGTACTAACTGTGAGAATGTAGTATCTATGGTTTCATTAAATTTATTCTTATCAAAAACCTGCCTTGAAATTTGTACTTTTTGTATATTATTCATATTTATCCTTTAGCTACTTTGAATATAATATCTTCATTAAATATTGTAGTTGTACCATCTATTATGGTTTTTACTAATACTGTGTAATATCTTTCAGGTTCTAAACCATTCATATACAAATCAAAATAACTTGAGGTTGCATCAGCACTAATTCTAGTATAATCATTATCAAAATCAATTACAAATTCGTTTGTTTCTGTATCTTTTACAGCATATAGTGATTGGGATTCCGGTAGGTAGTAGTTTGTAGAGTATAAAGATGATGTTTGGAATATTACATCAGGGTATTTAGGCATTGCCGCAAATCTTAATCTAGGAATACTTTGGGAATAGTAAATACCAACATTGTTATATATAGAAATAAAACTTTCTACTTGTGGTAATACTACATTAGTGGATGAACCCGTATTAAATATAAAATCATTAAACCTAAACTCTAATTGAGGGGGGTAGATTGTATTTGTATCTATTGAGAAAAACCTAAATGTTTTTTGGTTGTTAGGGTTATTCACAAACTCATTATCATCTGTTTGTTTTATTATAAACCCATCATTCTTAAATCCATTAGAAGAGTCTAATGAATAACTATACCAAGTTTCAACTGTATTTTTAACATTTACATTTATATCTTTAGTATCAGAATATGTAAAGGTTTGGGATTGAGTTATATTTAATCCAAGGTTAGAACCTGTATACCAGTTACCCCCACCCACTAGTGATTCGGGGAATGATGCTGTCACATATGTTGGAAAGCCACTCCCCTCCCATGAATTTGAGCCTGAGTAATCTATAAAGTTCCAACTTGCACCGTTTGTAACTTGAGGGGAATCCCCAAATCTTCCCGTACCCATACCCCATTCTCCTGATATTGGGTAAAATAGTAGTTTTGTATCTAAATTTAACCCTGTTACTACAGAATTAAAATTCCTCAAATAAGCCGTCCATTCCCCATTTGAGGTTTTAGTTGAAATAATATTATTTATTTCACTAGTTGAAAACTGAACTAAATATCTACTAACTTGACCACTTGCATTTTTAATGTAAGTAGACGCTTCTATAATCTCATCTAACCCCGTATTCATATTAGGAGAATCTGAGTATAATGTAGTATCTTTAGTTGGAAATAGTTTATAAATTGCCATGTCTTAAATTATTATAGTGGTACTACTCTACCTTTAATGTCTATAGTAGGGAATTTAACTTCAAAAATCATAGGATCTAGAGATGGGTAAATTACATCATCAATTGTAGCACCCTGTACATCATAGGCATAACTACTATAACCTAAATCTTCTCCTGTTAAGTTATTTATAATTACACTTTTCACAGTTTGTACTCCTTCTACTTTATCTAAAAGAATATATAAATCCTTCATCAAAATGGGTTCATTAATCTGCCATTGGTCTATGTCGAATAAATTAGTTAGTGAAGAAATACATTTAGTTATAGTTGCATTATTATTATAGTTTGGTAAAACAATTATACCAAATACTATTTCAATGTTAATTACAAAGGCATCTTTAATTTTAACAGAATCATTAATCATCCTATACTCAGCTAAGTAAGTTTGGAGGTTTCTTTTTATTAATTTCGAGGCTATTTTTAATTTTTTATCAGAATTATAAGTTAAAACATATAAATCTAACATTGTAGGTAATTCACCAGGTTGATATTTTTCAATTTTTGATGGAACTGCATATGCTTTAGCAATTACACCTAAATTTGAAGGCATCGATAATGATCTAATTAAATAATCTTCTTTAGTTACAGTACGTAGTTGGTTTTGAAAATTACCAAGAGCATTTAACCTTAACTCTTCAATAGTATCTCCATCTTGTCCACCATCAGCGGCTAATGGGTTATTAGAGGAAATAGAAGCAAATATTTGGTTTGCTAGTGAAGTATTTGCGAGGTTAGGGTTTATAAATTTAAAATTAGTATCATCTAAAACTGTTAAAGTTCCGGATTCTACATTTGATTTAATACCACCACCGGTTAAATATCTTACTGTTAAAGTTGTATTGTAAGGTGCTATACCATAGGTATTTGTAAATATAAAGTTAAGTGGTGAGAATGCTGTTGTAAGTTGATCTCTTTCAAATGGTAAACCTAAACCTACATTATCAGGGTTAGGAATTATCATCTCATCATTACTAGTTGTGGCCCCCGCTCCAAACTCAAATTCTAAAGATCCTGAATTTATAAATCGGGTTGTGAATCTCCTTTGTACTTGTTTCAATTGGAGTAAATATGGAGCATCTTCTTCTTGATTATATGTAGGGTCGCTGGTGTTTGTGTTTCTAATCGTATCAAACACGTTTTCCTGCGCCATATTTGGTACTTCATACCAGGTATTACCATCAGAATCTACCACATCTAATACGCCTATAATATTAGTTGTTGAAATTGTTCTAGTATCAAATCTTACAGCTGAATTAAATGTAAATTGTGTTGAATTAATTGTAGATGAAATTGCTTTTCTTGATTTCTTTAAAAGAAAATATGAAGGGTTAGTACCTACAATCTGATATACTGACACAGTTGTAGGGTTTAAAGACCCAGAGGCTGAAAAATCAATAGCATCTTCAATTATAAAGTTTTGGGTTGAACTTAAATTTGATGTTATTGTTGTATTTTCAGGTATGATTAAAGCATAGTTAAAATCAGGAACATACTCTCCCCCTTCTAATTTTGCAGGTAATTGTTGATAAAAATCAATTTCTACAGTAGAAGCGGTTGTGACTTTAGGTTTATAACCTAATAAGTAAGCCATTTGGTATAAATTCTCCTGTTGCTTTGCTTTTTGTATAAATGTTTCTTGGATTTGATTATCCAAATAAAACGATAATACATCTCCAACATAGGATGCCATTTCCATGAACAGCATACCTGTAGAAGTATCTGTAAAATCATTATAAGTGTTTGGGAAGTATGTTTTAGAATAATTTACTAATGCATTTCTAAATTCATTAAAATCCCTATCAATATATCTTATGTCTCTTTTTAAATCAGCCATTATTGTAGTAATATGTTTATTTCATCCGTTACCCCAAAATCAGCTATATTATATGTTAATGAAAAATTAATTTCATTACTATCTGGGTTATTGATAAATTTTATTTCTTTTATGATTATTTGGGGGAAATAGTTATTAATATCAGTTTGAATACGTTCTTGGAGTTCATCTGAAGTGGCCTCTGATATATTTTCAAAAACTAAATTCCTTAAATCAGCACCAAAATTAGGATTAAATATCCTTTCTCCTCTATTTGTTAATAGGTAATTAATTAAATTAGATTTTAATTGCTCTCTAGTGGTGTAGGTTGGTATAAAAACAGCAGATCCATTTAAAGGGAAACTAAACCCAACAGCCTTTCGGCCTATGGAGTCAATTGGATATCTATTTTCTAATATTTTTGCCATTACCTACCCATTATATTCATTATCTGACTCATATCTACTTCACCAGATGGTAAGTCACCCCCAGGTACTCCTCCTTGTGGGTTAAATTTTTGTGGTATATTATTAGTTGTAAAACCATTACTCATACCTCCTAAAATGTTTTGATATGCCTCTCTTTGTTCGATTGAGTTCATTGCAGGGGTAGAATCAACTTTATTTAAGGTTGTATTAGATTCCATAACAGGTGAAGGTGTACTTAACTTATTTATTTGGGGAGCACGAATAGCTTCTAATAAAATATCTTTCATTTCTTCGTGAATTGCTTCTTTTACGGCTTCCTTAATTAGTTTTTTTAATTCTGATGATTTCATTCTATGTTGAATTTATTATAAATATTAAAAATTAATGTTTTTTATCAGTATTCTTTACGGTCAGATACCCACCTTACTAAGTTATTACTCCATTTGTAAATTTCCTTATACCCCCGTTTGAATTCTACTCTTTCATCTCCATCTAAACCACCAATAATATTAAAGGGTCTTGTATCGGGTTTAAACTCCTTCCAATTACTTATAGATTCTGCGTTTGAGTTTAGTGTAGAAATATCATTTGATAAAAATGTGTAAAATATATTACCTTGTCTTCTTGATTCACCAATAAATCCTGCCTCTCCAAATGGGGGGTATCTTAGGGGTGGAGGTGATAATAAATCATTACCAATTTCAAAAGTCTCTACCTGCACTATATCTACATTTGGGTTAACACTTAAATACCCATCTATTCTAAATTTAACTTCATCAATTAATACTTGTACAGATGTACTATATGAATAGCCACCATCTGGTAAATTAGTTATTATTATAAATTCATTTGGAGTGAATGGTGTTGAAGTTCTATTCCCAACTACTCTTCTTTGAGGGAATGAAAAGGTGTTTGAGGAGTTAGATTCTAAGGTTAAAATGAAACCTCTATAAAATAGAGGATTATTAGAGTTGGGAGATAATTTATCTAAAAGCAATTTCTCAACATCAAAATTAACATTACTATTAGCAAACTCCCCAGAGGATGCTGCTGAGTTTCCGATTTCACTTATTAATTGATTCGATGCATCTTTTTCTGTTGAAGATACCCAGGATTTTGGGGATGATTGAGGTGGTGGGGGGGCATTTAAGTTATCATCTATTGTTGATTTATAATATAGATCGTTATAGATTACATTATCTCCTGTTTTATATATTTTATTAGCAACCCACTCCATATTATCTCTATTTAATAACTCCTCAATACATTTATTTAAAACATTATCTAAAAGAGAAAGTTTGGAAATAATAGATTGGGCTGAAGTTTTAATAGTTCCTATGGCTTTTGGTATTATAGAAAGGGCTCCCTTTGCCCCCTTTATCAAATCACCTAATAAATCTAATGAATCTGCTAGTAAAGTAAGAATATTAATTGGTATACCTACCCCTGCTACTGCTGTTGGTGCTGGTATTTTTTTAATAATTTTAACGGCTACATCAACACTCTTTACGATTTTTGAAGTTGTTTCAGTTGTTTTTTGTAATGTCTTTACTGTATTTAATACATTACTTAAGGCCGATTGTATTTGGTTTTTTTGTTTAACAATAAGTAAAATTTCATTCTTTGGGGGACATGAATCTTTAAACTTTTCCAGTAAATCATCTACAGCAAGATCAAATTTTGATGTATTCTTTATTACTTTAGTAATACTTTTTATAATTATTTTTACTAGTGCTGCCGACATTATTTGGTTTTACTGACTTTTGATTTATATATCTCTATCTTGTTAAGCATGTTTTGGGCTTTAATCTGTGTATCTATGGCAGGTGCTGGGATTGCTGCGTTTGGTACAAATGGTACCCCAGTACCTATAGGTGTTGCTAAAGCAGTTGATAATGAAATTAAGGATAGAAGGAGTTTTTGTAAATCTCCTAAAAATTTATCCCCTAATATTACGGATTCCTTTGCATTTTTATCACCTAAAAATATTTCTTTTGAACTAATGATAGTTTTAGGTGTATCTACATTTAAACTATTTATTGAATTTAAACTAATACTATCAAATGAACTTAATAGAATTGAATCACTCTTAGCATTAA